CATTATGTAAATCAAAATGGTCCAAACAAAGATCATGCTTATGATCAAATACATAAAGGAACGTATTAAATATATGAAAGAAAAACTAGTAAATATAAATAATTTTATAGCAACGTATGATAATTACATCACGCCAGAAGAATGTAATAAAGCTATTAAATTATATGAAGATCAAAATAAATTTAATAATACTATTAATAGAATAGGTTTTGAAAAAGCATCTATACTTCAAAAACAAGATCAACAATTTTTTGCAGGGGCTAATAATGTTGATGTTTGGTGGGAGGAGTTAAGACCTATGATAGTAAACTTTGATTTAGCATGGCAACATTATATAAAAAATATAGGTGCAGATGACGCTTACGATGGAGGACCCTTTCATTATACTTCTTTAAAAATACAAAAAACTTTACCAACAGAGGGTTATCATGTTTGGCATATTGAACATGGAAAAGGACCTGACAATGCACCTCGTGCTTTTGTTTTTACTGTTTATTTAAATGATGTAGAAGATGGAGGAGAAACTGAGTTTTTACATTTTTCTAAAAGAGTAAAACCTAAAACAGGTAGAATAGTTATTTGGCCTGCTGCATTTCCATATTTACATAGAGGTAATCCCCCATTGTCTGGTGAAAAATATCTTTTAACGTCTTGGATGATGTTGAAATAATTATGAAGAGTAAGAAGTAGGTCTTGCGCCTTTTCTTGTAATTTGATCTGCTTCACTTTCAGTAGAGGTTACATTTCCTTCAGCATCAGTAGTATACTGAACATCCTCGTCCCAATTAGCTTGTAATTGAACTAAATGAGCTGCGTCCCATTTAGTAGAAAATTGACTAATGTCTCCAATGTTTGCATCTGCAAATGTAGAATGAGGTGTATCATCTCTATATTCTACTTCATCAGAACTATTAGCAGTACCTGATTGAATAGCCCAAATGTTTGAAAACTTATCTTGTCCCCAAAAAGAATCATCTGAAATAACATATTCGACACCTCCAGAAGCACCTTCAGCATGATTTTTAATTACTTTTTTGTCTTCAAATACTATTGTCCAATTTGCGTTTGTTGCCATATTTTCTCCTACGTCTTAATGATATAAATAATTGTTAAATAAGGTTGTAATACAGATGGGTTTGCTGTGTCCCCTGAAAAAGTTGCACTCATATTATGAGAGTGACCAGTACCAGAACCTGTACTACTAGTACCAGGGTTTGCAGTACCTGAGTTAGATTTTACTAATCCAGGACTAGCATCCGGAGATCCTGTACCTGATCTAATTGAAGTACTGTGACTGTGTGATGCAAGTTGTGCTGTTGATAGGGTTGCGTTAGCTGTTGTACCCCCAACAGTACCACTTGCTGCCACTGCAACTGTGTTTGCTCCACCTGTTGAAGCTAAAGCTTTAGTTCCAGATTTACCCATCGCCACGTTATCTTGAAGATCAGGTACATTAAAAGTTGATGAACCATCACCTACGCCATAAGTTGTTGAAATAATTGCAAATAAATCTGCGTAAGTTGTTCTTGAAACTGCCGCTCCATCACATTCTAAGTATCCTGTTGGCACTGATGCAGAAGACCATGGTACAATAGTTGCTGTTGGAAGTCCCTCGATACCTGTAAGGTTTGCTCCTGAAAAATCGTATTTAGTTGCTTCGTAATTTGCCATAATCTATTATCTCCTATTTCTCTGTGTAAGTCCATCCTACATCTGAACCAGAATAAACCAATCCAAATGCTGCACCCTCAGTATTAACTACTAAATCGGCGCTTGTGTTTGCTATTTTAGAACTGTTTCTTCCAATAGTCAATGCGTTAGAATCAAATGTATATCTTGAATCTACAAAATTTACTATATCACCATTTGATGGAGAGGCTGGAAGCGTTACCGTAACTGCTCCACCATCTGTGTCTACAAAAAGTTGGGCACCTGATTGAACGGTTTCTGATGCAGTTATAGTTCTCCAATTTCTAGTTTCAAGGTCTTCAACCATGTTAGTTCCATCAGAGTGACAGATATAATTATTGCCTTCGCATAATAAAAAACCATTAGCGCTCGTAACTTTAAAAGTTAAAGTATATCCTGCGTGATCAGTTCCATCTATTACGTTAAAAACTTTTTCTATACTTGCTGGAAAATTTACTATTCTGTCTCCCGCAAGAGTTCCAGTAAAATTTAGGGTCATATTTCTGGCATTAGAAATAGTTGCATCCGTCATAACAAGAGTAACATCACCAGATGCTACATCTATTGCTTGATAACCTGCAACAGATTGTTGAATTAAGTTTAAATTAGTGTTAGTTTTTGTTCCCCATGTACCAGCGTTTTCACCGGTAGCCATAAGTTCTAGTTTAAGATCTGATGAATAAGTTGATGCCATAATTTATCTCCTAATTTATACTTGTGTTTTTTTTATATTTCGTTTTATTCATATTGTCAACATACATTACTTAGTAACTCTAGTCCAATTACCAGTTTGAGTAGCAGTTGTTTGGCTATAATTACCTGTTTGTTCTGCTGTAACACGTCCCCATGCTATTGGTCCTGGGTTCCCTACACTAACAGTTGCAGAAACACCTGTCAATCCCATAACATCTACTGGTGCAATTGCCCCTACTGAAGCTGTTGCAGAAACACCTGTCAATCCCATAACATCTGCTGGTGCAATTGCCCCTACTGAAGCTGTTGCTGAAACTCCTGAAAGAGCAACTATCTGAGTTTCCGTTACTTCAATTTCACCCACGCTGGCAGTAACACCTAAACCGCTTATACCTACTACATCAGCGGGAGCAATAGCACCTACTGAAGCTGTTGCACTAACACCTGATAAAGCTTCTCCAATTGCAGGAATAATAGCACCTACTGAAGCTGTGGCACTGACACCAGTTAATCCTACTACATCTGCTGGTGCAATTGCCCCTACTGAAGCTGTTGCACTGACACCAGTTAATCCTACTACATCAGCGGGAACAACAGCACCTACTGAAGCTGTTGCGCTTAATCCTGACGGTTGAACAAGTTTATTCCAAGAATCTCCATATGGTTCTTCACCCCAACCATTTCTACCCCAACCGACTAAAGTTCCAGCATTATCAAAATCACCTACGCTAGCTGTTAAAGTGGATGGTGCGGTTAAAGTTGCTATAGAAGTTAAATCTAAAGTTAGGGAACCTAAAGAAGCTGTTAATCCAGAAGGAGCAGTTAAAGAAAATTCAAGTACATCTTTTGCGTCTACACTACCAAGACTAGAAGTGGCACCGAGACCAGTTAAAGCAACAGCATATTCTACACCCCAACCAGAATTACCCCACTCTTGTCTACCCCAACCTTCCATATTATGAGCTTGTACAGCTCCTACTGAAGATGTTAAAGTTGATGGTGCGGTTAAAGTTGTGACAGAAGTTAGATCAAGAGTTAATGATCCTAATGAAGATGTTGCACCAATACCAGTTAAATCTTCTGTTACTAATTGAGCAGCTGTTACACTACCAACACTAGATGTTAAAGTTGCTGGTGCACTTAATGCAACTGAATATTCTACGCCCCAACCAGAGTTTCCCCATGCTTGTCTGCCCCAACCTTCTATATTATGAGCTTGTACAGCTCCTACTGAAGATGTTAAAGTTGATGGTGCTGTTAAAGAATTGGTAACAGTCTCAGATTGCCATGAATTGGCTCCCCAAGTATTATTACCCCAGGTTGCTGCCATAAGGAGTTCCTCCTTATGCTAGCTGAATAATAGCTGTAGCTGCGGCTGCTGCCGGAAATTGAATTGTAAAAGTTCCACTGGAAACTGTTTTATCTCCACCGAATGCTATTGTACAAACAGCTGGATCACCTGATGCTGAATCATTGAAAATCATACATCCATTAGCTGTAAAAGAAGCAGAAGTCCAACTTGTATCTGCAAAATCACAAACCGCAGTGTCTGAGTCTAAAACAGGTGTTACACTAGTTAAGGCATTTCCTTTAGCAGAATATGCACTTCCAGATGTATTAGTAATTTCGTTAGTAGCACTGTATGCAGTTGTTGATTTATTAATGGTTGCTGAACTTGTATATAAAGCTAGATTAAAAGTATTTCCAGTTGTTACAGTAAAGTTATGAACAGCGGTTAAAACTTCCGTTTTAAAACTATTACAAATTGCTGATGTTATTGCCATAAGTTTTCTCCTAATTATTGAGGCGGTGACTCGATCGGTATTCTTATTGTACCATCCGTGTAA